TTCGGCCGGAATTTTATTGACTACGAACTGCAGCTGGATGACCGACGGGTTGCCCATGTTCGTCGGCTTCGGCTGCGCCAGCACCGTCACCTTGAACACGTCCATCGTCCGCCCGGTCACGTCGCCCTCGGGGAACTTCACGATATAGCCGGCGGTGGCGCGCGGCAGCAGCGACCGGACGTCCACGCTGTTCGACGATGCGTACATGTCCAGGGTGGTGGTGCCCATGCTGGTCTTGCCGGAGATCTGCGGGTCGAACAGCGTCGCCAGGTCCGGCGCCGGGACCGCGTTCCCGTTGATCGCCCAGTCACCCGCCGCGGCCACCTCCGGGGTCAGGTCCGTCCCGGCGTTCAGCTCCGCGCGGGTCGGGGACAGGTAGTTCGCGATCGACGACACGAAATAGAAGTGGGTGACACCCTCGGGGATGTACCGGGTGGACCCGGTGATCGGCGGCGCGGCCATCTACTTGCCCTCGCTCTCAGAGGTCTTGCTGCCTTTAGCCGCGGGGGCGGCCTGGTCCTGCTCGCGCTCGGCGACCCGCGCCTGCCAGTCCGCCAGCTCGGCGGGGGTCATCCACCCGGACTGGCGGTAATGCGTGTCGAACGCCTCCTGCGGCACGGTCGCCGTCCCGCCCGTCTCCGGGTGGACGATCAGCACATCCGCCATCACGACACCGACGCGCCGAGCACGTACACGCTGACCGTGGCCGTCGCCGAGTAGGTGATCGCCACGGTGCCGGTCCCGTATACCGTCGACGGGATCGGGATCGGGGTGAATACCGGCGCGGCCAGTGTGGACGCGGCCACGGCGACGACGCGGGAGGTGACCGCCTGCCCGTCGAACGACGGGATCGGCAGGGTCACGTTGATCGAGCTGGCGGACCCGTTGAACACCATCAGGTAGTTCGCGGGCCCGGTCGGCGCCAGGTCACCCGTGACGGGCGTGACCGTGGTCAGCGCCACCGCCTGGTGAACCGGCGTCTGCACGGCATACGTTGCCATCGAATCCCCTTCTCAGGTAACCGGACCCGGGCGAACGCCCCGGCCTCCGTCGTGTTCTGGATCAGCTCCGCGCCGGTCACGCCCGGCATCGCCTGCCCGTTGCCGCCGAAGAACGTGTCCGCGCGGACCGCGGCCTCCACGGCGGCGAGGATCGCGAACGCCGAATGGCGCACGGTCGCCAGGTCGTCGGTGCCGGCCCACGCCTCCGCCACGCACGCGATGCTCGAGGTCTCCCCGCGGGTCGCGGAGCCGAGGTCTTCGCGCGCCTGCTGGAACACCGCCGCGCTGTCCGGCGCGGCCGAGTCGGGGTCGGTGAGGCCCACCCAGAGGATGTTCTTCGCCTGGAGGGCGTTCGGCACCGGCCCGTCGTACACCGTGAACGGCGTGGCGGCGGCCTGCCCGGCGGCGGTGAACAGCGTCACCAGGTAGTCGATGAGCGCCGGGACCTTCGACGGCATCAGATAAATGCTTCCAGCCGCAGCGGCATGCCGTTGACCTGGCCGTTCAGCAGCTCCACCGCGCGGGAGGGGATCGCGAACCCGAACCCGGGCGGCTGCACCATGTCCATGCCGCCCATCGACGGCCGCTGCGCCGGGCCGTGCTGGGTGTCCCACATGTGCTGGACGATGATCCGCGCGGCCAGGCTGAACGCCGCCGGGACCGCCGTGCCCCACCCGGCGACGTAGGTGACCGTCATCGCCGGCAGCCACGTGAAGTACGGGCCGTAGAACGGGTAGCCGAGTTTGCGGCGGATCGTCCCCGCGTTCGGGTCGATGTCCAGCCCGGCGGAGATGTCCAGCGCCGACCCGGACGCGACCGACACGATCGAGGTCACCGAGACGAGGGGCCGCTGGCGGACCTGCAGCACCGTGTACGTGCCGTCCAGCTCCGCGCGCTCGCTGATCGTCCGGTTGACCAGCGGGCCGCCGGTGAAACCCTCCAGGCTGGTTTCCACCGTGGCGATGAAGCTGAGAAGTTCCGCGTCGCTGCTGGTGTTCGACTGCGGAATGTTCAGCATGTCTTTGCAGTCCTGCAGCGGCAGCACGGCTGTCTCGAACGGGTCGAAGACGTCGAACTCGCCGAACGACACCCCGGCGGCGGTGCCGGCCGCGGTCCACGTGTACTGGTAGTGGCCGGTGCTCGCCAGGTCGCTGGCCGGGACGTCCTGGTGATAGTTCCCCGCCGAGTCGTTCACCGGGCTGGCGTAGGTGCCCGTCGTCAGCCAGGTGCCGTCCGCCTGCGACAGCTTCACCACCAGCGTCAGCGTGGTCGCGTTCACCAGCGCGCCGGTCACATCCCGGATCATGGTGCTCACCCGCACCGGCTGGTTCAGCGGATAACGCGCCACGTCACACCCTCCCTGGCTCCGGGCGGGTCACTGCGGGATGACCTGGAAATGGGGGGCGGTCGTCGCCCACGTGGCGATCAGTGAATGGCCAGCACCCACATAAACCAGCTGCCCCACGCTGAACGTCCCGTTGAACAGCGCCTGGCTGTCCATGGTCAGCGCGGTCATGCCGCCCACGGTGGTGATCACGAAGACGCAGTCATAGGGCAGCGCGGTGAACGTGTAGGGGCTCGTTCCCGCCGTCCAGTTCGCCGGCGCGACCGTCACATGGCGCCCCGCGCCGATGCTGTGCGGGTCAACCTCATTGCGGGTGATGACCGCCAGCCCGGTCTGCGCGCTGATGCTCGGCGTGCACGACTCACTGGACATCACCGACGCCACGTCCGCCGACGGGACGGGAGACGCCTGATCCCACACCGGCATATCCAGGACCAGGGTGCCGGTGACGCCGTTGGCGTCGGCGAGCACATAGTGGGCGACGGCCTCGAAATGGACACCGCGGATCACCTGCTGCGTCCACGGCTGCCCGAACCCATAAGGGTAGAACGACAGGCCGTAAGTGGCGGAGAAGCAGTGCAGGTTGATGAACTGGCAGCCCAGATTCTGCTGGATGTCGATGCCGCGGTCGAAGGCGTCGATGCCGTTGCCGGTCTTCCCGCCGGAGATGTTGACCGCGGTGACGTGCGACTGCGCGATCCGCACCCCCGTGTGGCCGCCATAGCCGCGCACGTTCCGCAGCAGCACGTCATCCTTGCCCGCGCCGGCGTCGAAGTCGGCGACGATGTACATGTTGGTGCCGATGCCCCCGGCGGCCGCGACCTCCAGCACGTTGACGTTGGCGACCTCGCCGCCGAGATGGCCGTTCAGGTCGAGGATGTCCGGCGCGGCCGTCGTCTGCGCCGACGCCGGGCCCGCGAGGCGGATGTCCATGTCCCGCAGGTAGAGCACCGTCGCCGGCTGAGCAAAGGAGTCCTGCGGGCACCTCACGACGCTCGCGGCCGTGTTCGACCCCACGATCGCTGTGCCGCCCAGGTCGGTGGTGGCGCTGGCGATGTTCTGGATCGGTATCCAGGAGGAAGCCCCGGTGCCCTGGAGGACGATCACCCCGGGAGGGATCGTGATCACAGCGGACGTCTGGAAGACCCCGGCGAGCAGCTGCACCCAGCCGCGCTGCCCCGATACGGAGTTGTTGCCGCCGTCGCGGATCGTGATGGCCGGGAGGGCGTTCAGCGCCTCCTGGATACCGCTGGTTGCCGTGCTGGCGGTGTCGGGGCCGTAGTCGGCGCCGTTGTTCGCCACGGCCGCGCCGCCCGCCAGCCCCACGGGGGAAACCGTGACAACGGGCACGCCGCCGCGCGCCTGCGCCAGCGTGATCTTCTTCGTCGTCCCCGTGGGAGCCATCGACGTGTCGTGCACATCGACGACCGGCAGCAGGTCATCGGTCCTCACCGACGTTATGGCAGTAAGTGCGGCGATTTTCGTCACGCCAGCGCCCCGCCGCTCTCATCGGTGACCTGTGCCAATGATTCGGTTTGCAGCGGGAACGTCTCCTGGTCGCCCCCCGCCGCGTCCGCCGCCGCGAGAACAGCCAGCGCAGCGTCCGAGGCTGACAGGGCAGCCATCTACTCGGCCACCTTCACATAAACGTCATAAGTCACGGCCGAGCCGGACAGCTGCCAGATGACGACCTGGCTGACCGTCGCCGTCGACCACAGCGCCCACTCGCCCGGCGCCCACGTCCAGATCAGCCCCGCGCCCGCCACCGCCTGGAGTTCCGCGCGGCGGTAGAAGTTCGCCGGGGCCGTCGGGTTCGACGTGCCGTAGTTCGTGTTCAGCGTGGTGTGCCCCGCTGGGTCGAGCTGGTTCAGCGCCTGCACCGTGACGCCGGTGACCGTGCCGGTGCCCGCGGCGGCGGGGATGCCGATGCCCACCTCGGCGAGGACGCCGGAGACGTTGAAGATGCCGATCTCCCGGATGTCCGGCATGCGCGTCGTGGCGGCGGTCAGCGCGCCGGGGACGATCGTGGCGATGATGCCCGCGGCCGCGCCGGTGGTCTTCGTCGTCGCGGCCTCATAGATGTGGTCAGCCACCGGCGTCCTCTCACAGCGTCGTTGTCTTGATGTGGCCCGCGCGCACACCCGTATGCACGTGCACCGGGATACCCGCCGCGCCCAGGCGCAGGCAGAACGTCAGATCCTCACCCACCAGCGCGGTCCCGACCGGCGACTCGCGGAACCACGGCGCCGCCGCGTCGCCGGCGTGGATCTCCACCGTCTCCAGCGCGCCGCGGTGGATCAGCAGCACGGCCGCGCCGGTCGCGGCCACGCGGACGATCGCGCCGTCGCGCCACTGCTTGTACCGGATGAACACCAGCTGCCCGTCGCGCTGCCCGAGCTCGTACATCGTCGGGTACGGCTTCCCGGCGGGATCGTCAAGGTTCTGGCTGTAGCACAGCGCGCCCACCACCGGGCGCTTCACCGGGTCCGCCGCCTTCAGCAGCTTGCCGACCAGGCCCGCGTCGAACACCATGTCGGTGTCGCACATGAACAGCCACGGCGGCTTCCTCGGGTCCTCGAGGAACTTCCGCGCCACCATGTTCCTGGCGTGGGAGATGTTCGGCCCGGAGCCGACCGCCAGGACCGCGTCCACCGGGACCGGGCCCTCCATGCACACCGCCAGCAGCGACGCGCAGAACTCCGCCCGCACCGTCCCGCCGTGCACGTACCCGATCACGCAATGGTCAGTCACTCTGCCCTCACGGTCCACCGCGCACCGCTGGCCCTGGCCAGCCACCGGGCGCACAGCTCAGCCCTGGCAAAGCTCCGGTGATTATGCGCGCAGAGCTTTGTCACGCCTTCCCTGGCAATGATCCGGGCGGCATACCGCCGGTTGGGCCGCATAACCGGTGGCTTGATGACTACCACCCAATACGGGTCCTCAGCCACGGCCGGGTCTCCTGCCCGCGTACAGGTGATACCGCTGCTGGATCGTCTCCCGGTCAGGCGGGTTCGGGTGATGCCGGTGGCACACCACGAACGCCGTGCCCTGCACCGGCAGCCTGCCGACACGCCAGCAGCCCGGCTGATGGCAGTTATGCCGGCGCGCGTTCACCCACGCGTTGGCCACCAGGCCGCCGGTGATCACCAGCACGCCGAACAGGCCGGAGAAGAAGTTGTAGAACGGGCCGCCGTCCAGGCCGAGGACGCGCCACACCGGTCAGGACGTGCCGTACTTCTGCAGGCCCTCCTGCAGCGTCGACGTGCTTGACGGATAGGTGCCCATCTGCCCCTGCGCCGGGGTCTCCAGAATCTCCGACGCCTGCACGTTGTTCGGCCACCGCAGCGCCGACTCCCCCGACCAGCCCGTCGTGATATCGAACCCCGACAGGCCGCCGCCCGCGGAGAACCCCGCCGGGGAATCCAGCAGCTGCTCCGCCTCCCGCTGCCGCGCGCCCTGCATGTGATACGCCGCCACGCCCGCAGCCGCCGACAGGCCCGCCTCGTCATACCCGGCCTGCATCGTCGCTTCGATCGCGCCCAGGTCCGCCTGGATGTCATACGGCGCCGTGCCGCGGCCCGACGGCGTCACCATGGCGAACCCGGCCGGGTCGCCGGGGCTGGCCTGCGGGGTCACCGGGTCCGGCGCGGCCATCGGGTCCAGGTTCTGGTAGAACGGGTTGCCGGCCATGTCAGCCTCCGTAGTTTCGCGGCGGGTCGTAGTAATCCCCGGTGGGCAGCGTGATGCCAAGCGAGCCGACACCCGGGTCAAGCGGCGACGGCGGCAGCGTCATCAGATCGCCGATCACACTCCCCTGCGGCAGCGCGTCCGACTGCAGCTCACGCCACCGCGCCGTCGCGTTCGCCACACTCCCCGCCACATCACCCGCCACATCGTCACGGCCGCCCGCGTCATCATCCGCGCCGGTGAACACCGGCGACGGGGCGTAAGGGAAGTACGGGGCGTCCGCCACGCCGGCGGCGACGTCATGCGCGGCCGCGGACTCCAGCACGGTCGGGCCGGACACGCCGGACATCACATACATTGCCGCGTCCGCCAGTGGGCCAATGTCCGCCATGTAGTCCGGCGGCTCCGGGGACTGGTCCGCGCCCGCATAAGGCACCGGGGCGCTGCCCGCGCTGGAAGCCTGCGGCTGCTGCGGGGAGTCAGCGGGTGAACCGTGAATGTCAGCCATCACGCCCTCGATTGCGCGCACGCCTTGGTGCGGGTCGCGTCCGCCGTCGCCTGCACCAGGCGGAACCGGACATACGGGTGAAGCACCGCCACTGTCGCCGGGGTCGCGCCCACCGCCGCGTACACGATGTCCGTCTCCTGCGTGCTGCCGTCGAAACTGCCCTCAACGGTCAGCGTCGTCGTCCCCGTCGAGTTGGTGAACACGTAGGAAATGAACAGGTTCGTATAC